CTTCTTTTTTATAAAAAGTATCAATAATAGAACCTCCGATTGATTCTGCTGGAAGACCTTTAGCTATTATTCCTCCGATAAATCTGCCAGCTGCATATCCACCCGCACCTGTAACTGCGGATGCTAAAAATCCAGTACCTCCAGTTATTGCTCCGACAGCGCCGATTGCAATCGCTGCACCTGCAGGGCCGGATAATGCTTTGATAAATTCTGTTCCGACTAATTTTTTCTTTTCGGCGTCGGGCGTTTCTGGATCATCAAGTATCGACTTAATCGAACTATTTAATAAAATACTTTCAACAACACTTCCGACTATAGGTATTCTCTTTAATACCTGTGGAATTTTACTAACGATTGGTTGTGCTGCCTCCTTTATTCTTTTCATTGGATTTAACCCAGAAAGAAATCCACCCCCGACTGCTGGCTTGGATGAAGGCATCCGCCGATTTCGTTGTGTACCACTTTTGGAACTTGTTAGGGCATCTGTTCCACTATTAGATAGTGCTGATGCACCCCCGACTGCTGGCTTGGATGAAGGCATCCGCCGATTTCGTTGTGTACCACTTTTGGAACTTGTTAGGGCATCTGTTCCACTATTAGATAGTGCTGATGCACCCCCGACTGCTGGCTTGGATGAAGGCATCCGCCGATTTCGTTGTGTACGGGGGTTTCGTTGTGCACCACTTTTGGAACTTGTTGGGGCATCTGTTCCACTATTAGATAGTGCTGATGCAGCGCCTGCTGCAGTGGCGGCAGTAGCTACACCTTTAGCGGCAACGCCCTTACCTATATTTGATTTACCAGACCTTTTGAATAACGAAGTTAGCCCTTTCCCGCGCCCGGCGGCGAGGGCAGGCAAGCCGCGCATTAGTCCTTTTAATTTTGTACCTGTACCTGTTATAAATTTTTTCCCTTTGCCTTTAAACAAAACGTCGTCGAGGAAGCTTGTGATGCCGAGCTTACCCAAGGCCCCTACCCCGTCGGAGTCTCCATCCCCAGCCTCACTTTTAATTTGTTTTAAATCAGAACTCTTAATTCCATCTTTATCAATATTTTCCAGAGTATCAAGCATTTTTGAAAATACTTTGTCTCTTTCACCTTCGGTCTCAGCTTCACGAAGATCATTACCCACTAATGCTTTCAATAACTTATTGTTACTTTCATTTATAGCTTTTACAATATTATCATTTCCTTCTGCGATAATATTCAATTCTTCTTTTAGCGCATTTGCAAGATTAGAGGTATCTTCATTTTTTAATACCTCATCTTCTCCGTCGACTTTAACCGCTGCAAGAATCTTTTCGAGGAGTTCCGTTTGAAGTTGACTTTCATCTTTCTTAAATAGATTTTTGAATCCTTGTGAAACATTTTTAAACGATTCGAATGGTTTTCGAGCAGCCTCGCCCACACTTTCAATGGTATCTGAAACCACTTCAAATGGTTTAGTAATTAAACCTTCTGCTGATTTAAAAGGCCGTTGTATAGAATCTTTAATATCTCCAAACTGTTTTTTTATCGGTGCAACCACTTTATCGACAATAGAAGATGAACTCATATTATCAAGTTTTGCATTAGTTTTCCTTATCTCTTTAACAAGAGACTGAAAATCTTTTTGAGTGACTGCTGTGTCTGGATTAGGCATATTGTCTATTGACTTTATTATTATTTTGTCTTTGAATTCTTTCGTTTTCTTCTTTTATATGTTCTTTTAATAATGAAATATAAACTTCCCTTTCCCACGGTAACATATTTTCCAGCTCTGTTAAACTATATTTATGATGTTGAGCCATCGCGAAATTCGTTTGATAATGATTTATCAACGAATCGTGAGAAAGGCATATTAGAAAAAAGACGCAATTCCTTTCAATTCTACTTTATTTTCGTAATCATCGTGTTTACATTTAAATTTAATTACGTGTTTAAGCTCAGGCTGATTTTCAATATATTTTTGAATTGCTTCAAGATGTGAATGAGACATCGAATCAATAAATTCTATTACTTCTTTTTCCGATACATCACTTTTGTTATAAACTGTCTTATCATCATAGATAGTATCAATGCTTTGAATAATAGCCTGGTTAAATATTTCTTCATCTGACCCTATTAGTTTTTCTGATGCTTTTAGTGTAAGAGGTTTTAACGTAAGACCAATTGTGTCCGATAATTCAATAATATTAGAAACCTTTTCTTTTGGTTGAACTACTTCAATCTTTGTAAGATCTATTTTTACATTAGTATATTCTCCACACTTTGAACATCTAAGTCGAATAGTACTTGTTTCTCCGACACTTTTTGTTCTTAATTGAAGAAAGATATATTCAATATCATATAGTGTACAATCATCGGGATTTATATTATTGAAAGTACATGCAGTAACAATGTCTTTCATTGCTTTAAGAATCTGTTTTTCATCATCTGATTCTTGTGCAATCATTAATAACTTTTCTTCTTTTACAAGAAAAGGGCGGTATTCAATTTCTTCATTTGTTGAAGGAACACGCGTTGTATACTTAGTTGATTCTAATGTTGGTAATGGCATAATATTTTAATAATTTAATTTATTGTAAAGATTTCATGCAATCTTATCTTAATATATTTATAGTTTAGTTAAAAACTAAAACGGCCGGGTATTGATGACGGACCATTCGACGGACCGAAATTTAAGGGCTGACCACTAAACGTATCCATTTTAGGTTTGGGAGCCGGGGGGTTAACGTGATTAATCTCTTCAAAGTCATAATATGTTAATGATACCGATAGCTTTTGAATAGCGTCCGTGGAAGTATGATTTAAATCGATTGATTGAACAGTGACAGGATAAGCTTTATTCAACTTTACACTATATACCTCTTTAAAGTTTCCGTCTAGCTGATTAATATATACTGTAGTTGAATAATCATCCCTAAAACCTGCAGCATATGTCTTTCTATCTATGATAAAATTTGTCCATTTATTAAACAAATCTCTTATATAGTAATCATTTGTAAGATTAAAAATAAGATTTACATCTTCGTTAGCATAGCCATTTGGCTTTTTCTCAGCATGACGAGTTGGTTGATAATCAGATGTTAGTATTTGTCTACCCGGCATCTGCGCGCTTTCACACATAATATCAATGTCTCGAGTATCTGGATTATACAATCCTTCGGAAAGATTAAATAGAGTAAACTCAGGAATCGAAATCGAGAAACGATTTGGGCGAGATAAGCCTCCTCTTTTATCTGTAATTTGTTTTAAAGTATCTATTGGTCCTGCTGTCATTATATCATTTCCCTTGATTTTTTCCAAACGGTCTGTCTGGTATTATAAACAAACTTATCCGTTGGCATGAAGAGTGCCACTTCCCATTCTGTTGCGGGCACTTGAGTTATTCTAGATTCAACCTGACTCGTTAAATATCTTTTAAAGCATGGCTTAAACATTTTAAGTTTAGATGATGCCCTAAGAAAATTATATGTTAGGCGAAAACGAGTACTTTCATCGTATTTTTTATTATTTGTAAATTCTGTTAATCTATCAAAAAATTTAGCTCTTAAGTTTGGAGGAAGATAATGAAGATTTAGACCGGTGAATCCACCCTCGGCTTTATCCACCATAATAATTAGTGGAAATCTATCATAATACGGTAATGTATCTTTTGTCTTTGGATCATAAAAATACATATACATCCGACCAGGTAAGGGTCTTGTAACTTTATCTAAAACAGGATCTTTTAATATCTTATTGTTGTTAACGCGAGAAACCCCTTTTAATCTTTTCTTAAACCATTCGAGCGAATCCTTTGTACGAGGTTGCACTCCAGCTCGGAATGCATCTGTTTCTAGTTTTTGAAAATAAGAATTAGCCATAAGACTATTTATATCAAGTTAATAACTTAATACCCAGTCCTTTTATAGTATCTTCTGTCCATACTTGAAACTCCCAACCTCTATCATTAGCAAAATCTGTAGCCGCTTCCCACTTGGATTGGTTTTTGATATAAGTCATTACCTCGTTAATATATCTCTTCGTCTTTTTTCTCTTCTTTGGTTCCTTTGTTTCTTTCTTTGGTTTAATTTCAACCAAACATATTTTACCATCTTTGAATTTTATGTAAATGTCTGGAAAGTAGCGATGCATTCTATTATCTGTCTTACAACGATATGGTACGATTACGGACTCAGACGCCCATGCGACTATATCTGTCTGTTCATCACACCACTTAAACACTTGTTTTTCCCAGTGGGACCTATAAATAATGTTATTGATATCTCCTTTATATTTGTTTAAATTTTTTGGACGGAACTTTCCTTTGTAATATTTCATATAAATATATCTATGAGTAAAACGACAGATGATAAGAGTGATTTAATATTTCCGACAAAGCTGGATGCGATCGCAGAAGGTTCTAATAATTCTATAGCATTATTTTCAGCGGATTTAGACGGATCATCGAAAAAGAGTGATCCTCAATATTCTTATAATATTTATCTACCAGCACCAACTGGGCTTGGTGTAAACGATCAAGCTAATTATAGTACTACTGATTTTGGCGTATTCGGCGCAGAAAAGATGATGGGTAAAATATTAAAAACAGCACTTGCCAAAGGAACGGAAGCAAGAGCTGCTGTTGTTCCAGGTTTAACCGCGGAACAAGGATATAAGAAAGTAGGATTTATTGTAAATCCAAATACAAATACAACATTTTCTGGAAGCGGGGTAAGATCATTTACCTTTTCTTATAAGTTTATACCCGAGTCAAGAGCAGAGACAGAAGTTGTTAAAAAAATAATTAGAAGATTTAAAGCTTTATCATATGCTGGTTATGATGATGAAGCAGAAGAACCGTCCACATTACTATTATCTTATCCATGTAAATGGAAAATTAAATTTTTAAAAAAAGAACAAGGGGGAGGATACGCTGAAAATATATTTATGCCAAAACTGTTTGAGTGTTATCTTACGGGTGTTCAAACAAATTATAATCCAAACTCAAACATATTCTTTAATAATGCAGCGCCGGTTGAAATTGATTTAAATGTATCGTTCCAAGAAACTCGAGCTCTTACTAGGGCTGATATTGATACTCTTGAAAATGAATTAGATCAAGACGGATCATTCGGAAAATCTACTCAAACTCCTAAATCGTTTACTCCGAAGAAAAAAAGAACGAGTGGTCTTACAACTATAGGAGGAGTTTCTAAAACAATTACTGGAACACAATTACGCTCGGGAAGATTTAGATAGTCATGTCATTTTTTACTCAGTTTCCTCGTACTACTTATGATATTCGTTTTGATAATCGGATATCTGAAATTACTAATATATTTAGCAATGTAGATATAAACGAAAAAGCGCTTGATAGTTTTATTAATTATAAACTTGAGAGAATCGAAGATGGAGAACGACCAGATCAGATGTCTCAACGCTTATATAATACATCTGACTATTATTGGACATTTTTTATTGCAAATGACTTTTTGAAAAAGGGAATAAATGCCTGGCCAAAGGGTTTTCAACAACGGGAAGATTTTATTAATAATGAATATAAACCATATTCTGTTTTAGTTTTAGATGCAGAGAATATAAGAAAGATATGCAATATACCAAATATTCTGGATAAAAAAATATCTTTAGCTTCAAAAACCGACATTGAGATACATAAGATAGACGAAACAAGACAACAGATTTGGTTAAAGGGTAATCATAATATATTAAATGGCATAAGTAATATACCTTTTGCTGTGCCAGGATCAGCTGATCCATTTGCAAATATAGATGATGTGGCTTCTTTGAGCATTAGTAATATGGCTGAAGGAAATGGCACATATACGCGTGATGTAGATATAAATGGTGCACCTTCTTGGAAATTTGTTGATGAAAATGGTGATACAAATATTTTAGCGATCAGACCACTGGTGAACAATAATATAACATACCATGTCTGGAGTGTATATGATCCTGTTGATGATGATCCTTTTCATAATGAAGGTGCACTGGATGGTCGAGGTGTTTATAGAACACTAGAATCTTCTCAATCAATAACACCTTGGGGAAATAGTATAGTGGGATGGGAAAACGGTTCTAGTACATATGATCCATCGAACTATCCAATATTCGATAATTTTGTATATAATATTGCTTGGCCATATGAAGCACTTGATGGATTTGCTTATGCGGAGAATGCACCATATAGTTACAATGTTTATGATTCGAATACGGGAGATATCATTCAAACAACTGATTTTATTTCATATAAAAAACATCTTGAAAATGAAGATGAAGAAAGATCATTCATTAAAGTTGTTCAGCCCTCCTTAATTAATACATTTACGGATGAATATAAAAGACTGATTAATGAATAGCATTCCTAAAAATTTTAAGAATGGAAAAGCTTTTATTCCAAATGGTATTAATCTTAAATCTGTTCTTATTACAAACCATAAAGGTGAACAAGCCGATATTAGTCCGATTGTAAGTGAATTTTCAATAACGGAAAGTATCTATAGTACATCTGTAATTGTTTCTATCACAGTTGTCGATAGTAGTAATGCAATTGAACAATTACAATTAATTGGGCAAGAAAAGATTAATTTAATTTTAGAAAGGCAGAATCACGAAGATGGTGGAACAGAAGAAATAGAATTAGATTTAGCTATTTCGGAATTTCCAAAGTATAGTAGAAGTGATAATGAATATGTTCAGTCATATGTTATCGCTGCTGTATCATCTTTTGCTATATTCGATAAAACATTTAAAATATCTCGTTTCTATAACAATAATACTGTAGAAGAAATAAAAAAGATATTAAATACAGATTTAAGTGTTACGGATACAGAGGAATATAGTGCTGCAATTTCCCGTTCTAGAGGTATATTGCGATGGCAGCATCCCTTACAGGCTCTTGAATATTTTCGAAAGAATTCTTATAATGATGTAGGTTCTCCATTTTATGTTTTTCAACGATTATCAAATCAAGTGGTGATTGCTGCTCAATCTGATTTAGTCGCTGAAGAACCATACGAAACATATTATGATGGAAAAGAGTTTAAGGGCGAGGCTTTAACACAAGATGATTTCATTCAAAGAAGAACCAGAATAATATCTTGTAATTCTGATTTGAAGTTTGGAAAAACCTTCAATTCTATATCAGGTGCATATGCCTCAGAGAATAATTACTTGGATTACGGGAATAAGACATATACAAAGATAGATTTCACTTATAATGATTTTCCCATCAGTAATACATTAAACCAAAAAACCGCACTTTCTTTAAGTGCAGAGATAGATTATTCGTCTTCGTATAAAGCACATTGTGAATATATCTCAACGAATGAGTTTGCATTTGATGGAGAGACAAAAAATCATAACAATTTAAGAAAAGAAAACGGTCACGTGACTCGAGCATTTACAGAATCTCTTGAGTCTACTATGCACGATATAGAATTGTTTGGGGATTCATATTTAAATGCTGGACGAGTCGTTGAGTTAAAATTTCCAAAAACACAAGATCCTTTAACACGAGAGACTCCAAAAAATGAAAGGTATGATGAGATTTTAAGTGGTAAATATTTAATTGTATCTGCGGTTCATATATTAAAGGATGGCGAATACTTTACGAATATTAGAGTTAAAAGAGATTCATTAACAATTGCGGTATGATTGAAAATTTTATAGGACAAACATTTGCATGGTTTACTGGGGTCATTGAAGATATTCAAGATCCAAAAGAAATGGGTCGTGTAAAAGTACGATGCTATGGTTATCATAATGATGATAAAGTAGAAGTTCCAACAGAGGAACTCCCTTGGGCTACACCAATGCTTCCCGTGACATCCGCGTCGATGACAGAGGTTGGTCAATCCGCAACAGGTCTACTTCAAGGTTCTTGGGTTGTTGGTTTCTTTCGAGATGGTCCGAATGCACAAGATCCTATTATCCTTGGAAGTATTCCTGCGATTTCTTCTGCGGTGAACTATCAAAAAGGATTTACTGATCCAGACGAAAGATATCCGGCACCAAACAAATTAGATATTGCGGAAACACCTCTGGCTGCGAAATCTCTTGAAGAAGCATATAAACAATCCTTTCCTTATGTTAAGAAAAATGAACTGAGAACTACATACGATCCAAAAATAACAATAGCTCAAAAGACTCGAGCTCCAGAAAAGGTCGGAACTCTACCCCAACAATGGATTTTTCCCGACATTGATTCCGTTATCGCTCCTCAATATCCAAAGAACCATGTTATTGCATATGAAAAGGTCGATGATGCTTTGGAAGATGCTCACACTGTAGAATTTGATGTAACGCCGGGCCAAGAAAGAATCTCGACTATTCATAGAACCGGCACCTATTCAGAAATCACCCCAATCGGCGATAAGACAGAAGTGATCGTTGGTAAAAACTATAGAGTAGTTGCACAAGGAGAAAATGTTTATATCGAAGGAGGTTGTAATCTTACTATCGATGGAGGATGCAATACAAAAATCATTGGAGATTGGAATGTTCAAGTGACAGGAAACAAGTATGAACACATAGGAGGCGAACACGTTCATAAAGTAGAAAAGAATCAAACCATTGATATCGATGGTAGTCAAGTTATTGATATTGTAGGTAGTATTACTGAAAATACCGGAGGAACAGTAACAGAGACATATGGTAGAAATCAAGTAACAACAGCACCGAATATCTTCCTCAACTAATATAAATAGAACTATGGCTTCACTATCAGATTCAAATATATCTATTCCACGGGCAAAAACGGTTGCCTTTGATAGTGTATATACTGATATTCCTTTACAATTTAAAGAGCATCCAGTTAAAAAAGACATTCTTCCATTAAGAGATTTAGATGCAATAAAACAGTCTGTTAAAAATTTAATTCTAACAAATCAAGGGGAAAGACCATTTCAAATGGGGCTTGGGGGAAATGTTACACGATATTTATTTGAACCCGTAACAGGATTTACTGCACACTCGCTTAAAGAAGAAATAATTAAAACACTTCGAAGACATGAACCAAGAATACAAAATACTCAGGTTAATGTCTCAGCTGATGTTGATAGAAACAGATTTGATGTGACTATCTCATTTCTTGTAATAGCATCAGACACAACCGAACAAGTTTCATTTGGACTTGAAAGATTACGATAATGGCAAAACAATTAAACACAACAGAACTTGATTTTGATAATATCAAGGATAATATCAAAACTTTTTTTAAAAGACAGGATTCACCCTTTAAAGATTTGGACTTTGAAGGGTCTGGCTTGAATCAGATACTTGATATTCTTGCTTATAATACACATTATAATGCAGTGAATGCTCATATGGCCGTGAATGAATCATTCTTAGATTCTGCTCAAATTCGTTCAAACGTTGTTTCTCACGCTAAATTAATTGGATATGTTCCTCAAAGTAAACTAGCTGCGACCGCCTCTTTAAATCTTACAATTGCAGCCGGAAGTCAAACAGGAGCATTGAGTATACCCGAAGGCACATCTTTTACCGGTAAAGTTGATGGGGTAACATATACTTTTAGAACAACTGCTACATCTGATTATGTTAATCCGGTAGATGGTGTATATACATTTAATAATATTATTATTAAAGAAGGAGAAATACTAGAGCAAAGATTTGTATATAATGATTTAGAAAACCAGCAATTTATTATTAATGATGAAAACATTGATAAAACTTCCCTTATTGTAAAGGTAAAAGAAAATGAGAGTGAATCGGATGATAATGCCGATACTTATGATAAGTTTAGTATAGGTGATAATATCAATGATGAATCGAAGGTTTATTATATTTTTGAAAACTTTGGAGGAAAATATCAAATAGAGTTTGGGAACGGAGTCCTTGGTAAAAAACCATCGCCTGGAGCAATTATCATTTGTGAATTTGTTTCGACAAAGGGGGAAGACGCGAACGGAATCAATGTTTTCTCATTTGGTACTTTTGGTGGAGACTTTCCTATTGATGATATTCAAAAAATTGAAACGGCTTCGCGCTCTTCTGGCGGATCCGATCGAGCTAGCATTTCGGATATCAAATTCAATGCGCCTAAATTCTTTATATCTCAAAACAGAGCCATCACAACCGATGATTATAAAGCAATTTTAAATGAGCAGTTTGGTAATATTATTCAAGATATTGTTGTATTTGGAGGACAAGAACGAACACCTCCACAATACGGAAAAGTATTTGTTGCTATCAATCCAAAGGGTGGAGAGCAAATTCTGACGCAACAAAAGAAAACCGAAATTGTGGACTTCTTGAAAAACAAAAAGGTGATTACAGTTGATACAGAACTTTTGGATGCTGACTTGACATATGTATTTTTTAATCTTTTCGTAAGATATAATGATAACCTTACTTCATTATCACCGAATCAATTACAAGGACGAATCGAAGAATCAATTATAGACTTTAATAATAATTTTGAAGGTTTCCAAAATGTCTTTAGATATTCGCAGTTTTTAAGAAGTATTGATGATACTGATGCGGCTGTACTTAATTCGTTAGCACAAGTATTTTGTTATAAAAAGTTTACTATTAACAAGGATAACACACAGATTCAAAATGTTAATTTTAGATTCAAAATGTTTGGGGAAGTAGATCAAAGCGATTCATTTATTTCCACAACCCCTTGGAGATATAATAATAATGTTTATCAGTTAGATGACATTCCAATTTTAAATAGTACAAGTAAGAGAAAGCTAAGACTTGTTCGTATTAATGATAATAACATTAAGATCCCAACATCGTTTGATGCAGGATTTTTATTTCCAGAAACTGGATTAATTGAAATTAATCCTCTTCCGGTTGATATTAACACTGAAATTGAAATTACGGTCAGACCAAATTCTTATGACCTTTTAAGTAAAGAAAATAATATTATAACAATAGATTTAAATAAGACATCGATCGTCGCTGGTACATCAGAGATCACCGCAAATGAATCAATTATTGACGAATAACGAAAAAAATAGAGTTAATTCTCTTTTACCAGAATTCTTAAAACAGGATTGTGCGTCTCTGGTTGCATTCTTACAAGAGTATTATGGAGGAGAAGAACAAAGTGGTCGTGCTTCTGATCTAATCAATAACATTACTAATAATTTAGATTTAGATACAGTTTCAGAAGAAAAGTTCTTAAATGAACTTGCACATACTATCACAAATAATGTTCCACCATCTGATGTAGTAACTCGAAAGTTTTTAATAAAACGCCTTGTCGATTATTATGGTGCTCGAGGTAATACTATAATGGTTGATGCATTCTTTCGTCTTTTCTTTAATAAGAAAGTTGAAATATTTGAACCATATAATCAAGTTTTAATTCCTTCGTCGGGCGCTTTTGAACCAAACCTATTTATTAGAATATTCAAAGGTCAGACGCAAAATGATCCTTTGAATTTAAAAGGAAAAACTATTGTTCAACAAACACCAAATGGACAAAAGCTTGTAGAGGCATTTGTAATCGACGTTGAAGAAAAAGTTTTTGATGAAACTGTTTATATTTTAAAAATAGAAAGAGGTACTGTATTTGGTAAATTTGTAAAAGATCTTTTTATAAAAGATCTCGATGGAAACACTTATGGTACACCATACAGAACACTAAAAGATTTTAATATTTTACGTGGAGGAACCGGTTATGAGATCGGAGACAGAATTTTTGCACGTAACTTACCCAAAGCAACTTTTATCGCTGAAGTTTCTGGTGTAGGCGAAAATGGCGAGATTCAAAATATTAAAATCATAACATTTGGATCTGGTAATACACAAGATCCAACTCTGCCCAGAAAATTAAAAGATTTTGGTGTAAGTGATGTTACTGGTATTAATGATGATTCGTTTATGGGTGAAGAATACATGAGCTTTGGAAATCGAGGCCAGGTATTTCACTATGGAGATAATAGTGATAATCAATATAATGAACTGAACTCAGGTGGAGCAAATTATTTCTTTGAAGATTATAATAGTTTCGCGGATGGCGCATATAAAAATCCACGTAGCACTGATACCGAGTCGCAGTCTTTTTCTAACGTTGAAGTAAATTTTGCTAGTGTTATTATTAAATCGGATAATGGCCGCGGGGGAGAAGTGAGTCTCAATTTTGATTTTCTTATCAACACCGATGGTAAATATTTAAATAGTGTTGGAAGATTATCAAATGATACTGTTATTCAAGATTCATACTTCTGGCAAAAATTCTCGTATGAATTTAAAACAGATATTGAATTTAGTAATTATAAATCTTTTTATGCAGACTTATTGCATCCGGCGGGCCATAAGATATTTCATAATGTAAAAAAAGATATACCGAGTTCTACACTAAAATTTGATTCTGAATTCAACTTTGGAAAACTAGAGGCTATTAAGTTAGACCCCGATGAAGAAGCTATAAATATACCATCTACACTTTACATTAATAGACAGAATTATTACGAGATAGATAACGGAACTCCAAGAAATTATATGTTAGAAGACTATCTTGAAACAAGTATAAGAATAGACGATTAATATGGCAATTACAGTAACAGACCCAGTTGATACAGTTGACGATTTTAATACGATCAATAAATCGTTACTTAAAAAAGAACTTAGAATTAAAATATTAAATAATATCAAGAAACGGATTGATGATAATGACGATATTTTTTATGTCTTTTACGCTAAGCCATATACATATGATTATCCAGTTGTCGGTACCCCTCCAGAAGAGGTGCCGGAGCCCACAAATGCTTTAAACAAAGATTTAACATTAAGAAAATCATTTACTGGCTTCAGAAAATTAAACGCAACCGACATTCGAAAGGCATTTAAAAAATATAAATGGGAATCGGGTACAACATATTCACAATATTCTAATTTTGTTGATTTATCGGTTACTGATCTTCAATATTACGTATATGTAGAAAATCAGAAAAAGATTTATATTTGTTTAAACAATGCAAATGGTGGGGCATCGACGATAGAACCAAGTAGCGATGATACCGCTCCCTTTAAAACCAGTGATGGATATACATGGCAATTAATCATTGAATATGAAGATTCTCTGATACGTAAATTTAGTTCAGAATCCTACTTACCAGAGCCTAACCCAGAGTCAGATCAAATTAAAAAGGCTACAAATGGAGGAACAGTTGATCGATTTGATATTAACAATGATAATATTAGTTATGATTACGATGCGCTTACTGAAATACCATTTTTTATAAAAGGAGATGGCCAAGAAATTAAGAGTGCCGAGGCACGGGTAATTGATGTTCCACAAGGCGGATCTCTAGATACATCTAGTTTAAGAATTTCAAGGAGTGGAAATGGGTATTACGCAGATGCAGATCACGACTATAAAGTTCCGGTAGAGTTTAGATTAAAAACCGAATCATTGACCGCAGCGCAAATAGCTCAAAGCGACGATTTTGAATTAGCATATGGACTTGCAAAAGTAAATGTCGACAACAATAGTATTGAAAGCATCGAAGTTAAAAATATTGGAAAAGGATATCCGACAAATTCAACTGTAATGATCGTGCAATCTTCAGCTATTGTTTATGGAATCATTAATGATGATACTCCAAGTAGTATCGATTTTAATATTATTCAAGCGGGGGAAGATTACGAATCAGCCAAAGCAGTATCTGTATACGAAACATCTGAAACTATTGATCCTATTGATCCTTATATTAATGTTATTATATCACCCCCGAATGGACATGGCAGCGATATTCAAAATGAATTAAATTCAACATCTTTGTTTATTAATACTCGTATCACAAATGATGATAATATTTTTTCAACCAGCAATGATTTTAGACAAATTGGGATTATTGAAAATCCTTTAAATCTTTCTGGAAATAAAATAACAGAAAATATAATTGATGCAAA